CGAGCAGGCCAATCTGGTTGAAGACCTGCCTGCGTATCATCGCGCAGAAAAACACAATGAACTCGCGCTGAGTGACTTCAGAAAATAACCGCAAGGCACCTGAAATGCCGCATTTGGGGTTGCTCAAAGGCTCATCAAGCATTTGCAGCCATTGGCTTTTAGCCTGGGGCAGCAAGATCACATCGTTGTTGAGCAGCACAATCTTGTCTGCTGTTGATGCTGCGATGCCGGCGTTGGATGCGCCTGCATAACCAAGTGGCGCATCACTCCACACCACCTTTAAGTGATCATCAAATCCAATGCTTTCAAACTGTGCTTTAAGCGCCTTGAGATAGTCAGCCGAGCTATCAGTGCAACCATTTGCTGATATGACCAACTCAACATCGGTCATATCAGTGTACTTAAAGATGGACTCTAGGCAGGGCTTGAGCAGGTCCTCACAGTGGTTGTAAGTCGGGATGACAATCGAGTAATTCATCAGAAAGTCCCACCATCAACCCCGCCAGTAATTGCATTGGTGCTCCCATTAACTGACAAGCCTGCATCAACCAAAACGGACTGATTGCCAGTTGATGAGCTTGCCGCAAACAGAATAAAGCCTGCTGAAGTGCTGGCCGTTGTGGCCACAGTTGCCGGTGGGGCACCAGAAAATCCGCTAGTACCCGAAAAGCCTGAAGTGCCTGAAAAGCCAGAAGTGCCAGAAGCTCCAGAAAAGCCGCTGGTGCCTGAAAATCCGCTCGTCCCCGAGAAGCCACTCGTGCCTGATGCGCCGCTAAAACCTGAAACACCCGAAAATCCTGATGTGCCAGAAAATCCGCTCGTACCAGAAAATCCACTTGTACCTGACGCGCCCGAAAATCCAGAGGTCCCAGAGAACCCTGAAACGCCACTACCTGAGAACCCAGAAGTTCCTGAGAAGCCACTTGTGCCCGATGCACCACTGAATCCTGACACTCCACTAAAACCAGAAACACCAGAAAATCCACTCGTGCCAGAGACGCCTGAAAACCCTGAAGTCCCAGAAAACCCGGAGGTGCCTGAGAATCCCGAGGTGCCGCTAAACCCTGAAGTGCCACTAGCACCTGAAAACCCTGACACACCACTTGATCCTGGATTGTCACCGCTGTAGCCAGAAATGCCGCTAAACCCTGACGTTCCAGATGTCCCGCTAGTGCCAGAAAAACCCGAGACACCAGAAAATCCTGAGACACCGCTAAATCCTGATGTGCCAGAAAATCCTGAAAAACCGCTAACTCCAGAGAATCCTGAGACACCACTAAAGCCTGAAAATCCACTAACACCAGAAAGACCCAGCCCAGAAAAGCCACTAAAGCCTGAAATTCCAGAAAATCCTGAGACGCCTGATGCGCCCGAGAATCCTGAGACGCCACTTGAGCCAGGATTGTCGCCGCTGTAACCAGACACGCCTGAAAACCCAGATACACCTGAGAATCCAGAGACGCCAGAAAATCCCGAGGTGCCTGACGCCCCCGATACCCCACTAAATCCTGAAGTGCCGGAAAAACCGCTAAAGCCAGATGTGCCGCTAAAACCTGAGAAGCCAGAAACGCCTGACGCGCCTAGTGCATTAGTCCAAGTGCCGCCAATTGCACCTTCAAACTGCGATGACTGCGTGTTAAAGCGAATCATCCCGTCTTGTGCGACAGGCCTTTGCGATGTGTTGCCTTTGGGCAAGGTCAACGATGCAGTGCCCGGCACTACCGGATTGTCAGCCAATCCCACGGTGGGATTAGCACCATCACCCGTGCCATTGGTTACATCAATCTCATCAGCCGTACCCGTGAGCGTGACAACGCCAATGCTGTTGCCACTAGTGCGCGACAAAAGACCAACGCCTGAAGACTGTGCCAGGTTCAAAACCAAGCCAGAAAGTGACACGGTTGGGTTGCCAGCAACGCCATCGCCATCAGCAACGCTAATACCTGCCGTTCCAGCCGCTATAGAGCGCGCTGTGAGCGTTGTTGCGCTGGTCTTGACCTGAATACCCGTCCCGGCGGCTACGAGGCTTGCAGCGGCTCCTGAGAGGCTTAGAACAAGGGTTGAGCCAGCACCGTTGTCCGTAAGCGTTAAACCACCGCCTGAAGTGCTTAATTGCCGTGACTGTGAAAGTGAGCCTTCACTGGTTGCTGTGACAAAGCTGTAGTTGGTTACAGGAACCGCGGCAATATCTGCCACCGTTGTTTTGACGGTGCCACCATCCTGAACGATGGGCACAAGCTCGGTGCCCGTGAGGGCATCGGCGGTCGGTAACTGGGTGATGGTTTGATTGGCCATTAGGGTGACACCGCTATTCCATCAAGGTTCCCATTGTTCTCAGGCGTCTGGGTGTTGCCTTCCGTCGAGACAATGACATTTTGCTGATCCGTTGTCACCAGATTATCCTGGATTGCGGCCACCGATACATCAGGCCTTGGAAAGCGCAGGTTAATGCGCTCAGTTTGCCGGGCTGGCAGGCGATACGGATCTTTCTCGTCTCTGCAATTTTCTTCACACACCATCAGCCCTGGGAAGTTGATGTCAGGTCCCAGGGTGGCGTGAGGGCGCTTCATGCGGCAACGATCGCAAATACCAATAGCGATGTCGCTGTAGCCCTCCGTGTCAAGAAACATTGGCATTATTTCGTGTACACCGAAATGTTGGGGGCAAAGTAGATCGGGCTGCGATCGCGCTCTTCAGCCTCAGCCAGTGCCAGGTACTTGCCAGCCTGATCCTCGAGGTATTTGATGCGCTCCATGGGCACAGCAGGTAATTCCATGCTCAATTGGTGCGCCAACATGCCGATTGTGGCCAGATACCACCGCTGCGGGATCTGCAATTCGTCGGTTAGATCGCCCACATCCATGATTTGCTTGGAATACCAGACGGTCATTTGCACATACCACTCATTGGGGACCGGCCAGAGGTAAATTTCAGGCTGCGGGACCGTCCGATTGAACCAAAACTGGTAAGGCTGATTGGCCGTGAAGTTTTTGTTGGGCAAATTGGTGTAATCATCACGATTAAGCCTTGCCATTTGGATTTCACGCGAGTTATTGCCCACATAAAACTCACGCAAGGCTAGTGTCGTGCCGCCAGAGGCCCTTACTCGGTAGTATTGGACGCTCTGACCGGGGTCAATGTCATACCAAGCCCACTTTTTGTCGGTTACAACCACTGATCCGATGTCATACAGGGTGTTCCAGGTAATAGCATCGGTCGAATACTCGAGGGTGAGCGTCCATGTGGCACTTCCACCACCAGAAATATAGGGGAGCAGGCCGATTGACCCAGCATAAATCGGGTTGCTGGTGCCAAAATTGATCGAAATATTGCCATTCGTACTTGTTTGCAGGCAGTAAGTATCGACATCGCTATCCCCTGCGTAGGCTGCATTGCCACCAGCGCTAGAAGAGTAGCTTCCAGTAGGGCGCTGCATGGTGCGGTAAAGCACATTTAAGGCGTCGTTAGCGCCAACAGGCAAGGTGTAAATGTATTTGTTGGGCGTAAGGCCAATGACTTCCTTCTTAATCGCCCAATACTGGATGCCAATATTGATTAGATTGGTCAGAACGAAGCCTAACGACTCTCTGGCCGTTAGCAATTGCTCGCTAGTCAGTTCTTCAGCAAGCTTGCCACAGCGACGTGCAGCGTGGTCTATGACCGTCTGTACTGAATAAATCTGACCGTATGTATCTGAATAGGCCATCTACCACCCCGGACAGTTCCAACGGCGCATGGATGCGCGTGCTCGAGAACCCTTTTCGCTCTTTTCTGCTACAGGACCCATTCTGGCGCAGAACGAGTCTCGTCTCGATCCGCCCTGAGGCTGTGGAGCCTTTAGGTTTGATCCTGTTTCTCGGTTGTATTTCGCTCTGCCTTTGGCCGTAAGACCAGCGCCTTGATCCGCCGGCAGCTTTTCACCGCGGCCAATCGCAAGACTCGGACCACCTTTCTTAAGCTGTTCAGGAAGCTTTGCATAAGATCGCCCTTTCACGTTGGATTGGGTGTACTCAGCCGCTACATCAGGCCGAATGCCAACCTTCTTGGCAAACTTGGGATTGTTTTCGGCTGCTTTCATCAACCGAAATTGCGCCTTGGATTTGGCGGGCATTTAGGCCACCTGCATCATCGTGGCGATGACTGAAGGAATTGCCGGGTAGGCCGGAGAAACGCTTGCAGGCAAGTGCTCCATCGTAAGCGTAGCCACTGTGGGCAGCCAAACGATCTCAACGTACTGGCCAGCAGTAAGGCTCAGAAAGATATTCCAGGCCGTTACGCCGTAACCAAAAATGCTTGCGCTCTTTCTGGCAGGTATTGTGGTCTGAGTAGCCGAGTTTGCAAGATCCACACCGTTTACGCGAAACCAAATGGTCACGTCTTCTTGTGTGTTCTCGACGTTCTTAAACTGAGCGCTGAACTGTAGGTTATAAATGCCAGTGCTTGGTACCGTGATCCGACTATTGCTCGCAACCGTAACCCCGTCAGAAATATCGACCGTGTTATAGGTCATGGCCGTCCCGGCAGAGATGCTGCCGGTTTGGTCTAGCGTGCTACTAAAGCCACCATAGCTTGCGTCGTATTGCCTTAGGACATCAAGCGTTGCCTTGACGTTAGCCCCGCCCTGAACAAGAGGCACAAGTTCCGCACCCGTGAGGGTAGCGGCTGTGGGCATTGCGGAAATCTTCTGATCAGCCATTACGAGGCCTCCAAGACAATTTTGCTGTCATCCTCTTGAAGGACATAACCTGGGCTTGCCTCATCAAGAATGTAAAAGGTTGTGGTGGGCGTTGCACCGTACACATCGACAACGCCATCATCACCCACATCAAGACCAAAATCTGTGCCGCCAATGACGTTTTGCGCACCGACGCCCAGAGCAAAGCCGTCTGACGTGTTGGCTTGATTGGCTACGCTTGAGTAACCAACTTGGCCCACGTTAGATACCTGCTTGGATGAGTTTTAGCGTCGCCGTTCCCGAGCCAGAATTAACAAGAAGCTTGATGGCCGTCACAGGAAAAGCGTAATTACCGTCTGCGTTTGCGGCTTGACTTGCAACCGTAGGATGGCTAAACCAAGTTGAAATGGTGCCGCTAGGATCGTCAAATGAATGCTGCACGGTGTAATTCACTGTGCCCGATACGATGACGCCGAATCCAACATTGAACGGGCTGATGTTGGTATTCATGATGATCGTGCTGCTTGATCCCGTGCCGGTCTTTGATACGGTTACAACCTTCATGGCTATTCTTCCATGTGAAGCAGGGGCCGAAGCCCCCGCTGTTTAGCGCCTAGCCCGTGGTGGTGTCATCGTGACCGATTCTTTGGTCTCGGTAATCGATCCCTTACCGCGGATCTTATCCATCAACTTGCCACCTAGCTCTTTGATCATGCTAATGGGATTCAATGCATCCTCGAGTTCACGACTTGCTTTCGCTGCCGTGGCCTCAGGATCAGCAACAGGCTTGGATACATCACCGCCAGGTGCGTATTTAACCTTACCGCCCTTCTTGAAGGTGCCCGATTGCAGATTGTTCGCTACAGGCTTCGATACTGGATGCTTGGGGTAGGCTACGGGTTTGCCTGAATCAACAAGCCCCCCCGTAGCGTAGTGCTTTTTTAAGGCACCACCTTTCTTGTAGCCGCCAGCATTGGCCTCTTTGACTTCGCCGGTGGTGGTATTCGTTACGCCAGGCTTGGATGTTGAGATATTGTTCTCAACGCCGCCACCCTTTGCGTATTTCGCTTTGCCACCCTTCTTGAAGCCACCAGCAT